CGGTCGGTCACGACTCAAGCAGCAATGGAGACGATTGGACAGCAAACAACATCAGCTCGACTGCAGGTGCAGGCAATGATATTCTGTTCGACGTACCAGTAAACGGAACGCAGTCAGACACTGGTGCGGGCGGAGAAGTCAGCGGCAATTACTGCGTTATGAATCCATTGATTGTAGATCAAACAAATGCAATCACAAGTAATGGGAACTTGCACGTTAAATACCCTAATACCGCAGAAAGTTGGCTTGGCAATCTTCAAGGAACTAACTACATTACTTTTGTTGGCACGATGGGGCTAACTAGCGGCAAGTGGTACTTTGAAGCCGTAGAAACTGTCAGGGAAACATCTACTGAATCAATGGTGGTTGGTGTTGTTGACACGCCAATGGGCGGTGTTTATCACATTGGGTCTGTTGGAAATGGTATTGGCTACAAACGCATAGAGGTTAAAAATGGCTTGGGATCCAGCATAGTAACTACATCCTCGATGCCTGATTTTTCGGTTGGCGATGTTGTTGGCGTAGCGCTTGACCTTGACAACGGCAAGATATATTTTTCTGTAAACGGAACGTATATTAACAGTGGCAATCCTGCGGCGGGAACAGGATTCTTGGCAAGCGGACTTTCTGGGACTTTTTTCCCTGCTATAAGCAGGTGGTCTAGAAGGCACAGTATTGAAGCAGACTTGAATTTTGGACAAAGACCCTTCAACACGTCGGCACCTTCTGGATTTAAAGCAATTTGTACCGCGAACCTTCCCGACCCGACGATTGCCGATGGTTCGGATTACTTTGACACCGCTTTGTGGAACGGAACTGGTAGTTCTCAACCAATTACCGGCTTAGAATTTGAGCCAGATTTCCTCTGGGGTAAGCGACGTAACCAAGCAGGCGACCATATCCTCATAGATTCGGTCAGAGGAGAAGATAAAATTCTTCATAGTAATGACTATCCTGCAGAGGATACAGATTCATCCATACTTACTAGCTTTAACTCAAATGGTTTTACTGTTGGGACTAACGTAGGTCTAAACAGTTCAGGCGTAAAGATTGTTGGCTGGGCTTGGGACGCCGGATCCTCAAACCCGGTCAGCAACACTGACGGAGACGTAACTTCTTCAGTTAAAGCAAATACAAATGCTGGTTTTTCAATTGTAAAATGGAATCCAAGCTCTAACGAGCAGAGTGTTGGACATGGCTTAAATGCGGTGCCAGAATTTATCATGGCTAAGGCTCTAGACAATGGACATAGTTGGCGTGTTTACCACAAAGATTTGACTTCAGGAAAAAATTTATTGCTCGACCAGCGTGACCGTGAGGATGCTTACACAGATCGAATTGACACCGTAAATTCAACTGTGTTTGATGGTAATCGCGGTTTAACAGGTTCAAGCCTAAATAACAACATCGCTTACTGTTTTACTTCTGTCGAAGGCTATAGCGCGTTTGGTTCGTATGAAGGCAATAATAATTCTCGTGGTCCCTTCATTTGGTTGGGGTTTAGGCCAGCATGGATAATGTATAAGGCAATTAATGAGAATACAGCGGCCGCTGACTGGTTCATACGCGATTACAAGCGCCTTGGATTTAACCATGCGACCGATTCACAAAACAATCCTGAGCTAGAAGCAAATGAAAATAATGGTGAAAACAACAATGGCCCTATAGATATTCTCTCTAATGGATTTCTGATTAAATCAAATAATCCTGGTCATAACACAGATGGCGAAAAGTATATGTATGCTGCATTTGCTGAAAACCCGTTCAAAGCCAATGGCGGGCTTGCTCGTTAAACTCACAAATAACTATGTTACAACTTGATGGTAAGACCCTGAAATACGACAGGGCATTTACACACAATGGAATCTCGTACCCAGCCAATTGGCTTCGTTTAACGACACTTGCTGAGAAGCAAGCCATCGGAATTGTTGAAATCGCTAACACTCCCAGGGAAACCTGGGATCAACGCTTTTACTGGGGTGTAGATAATCCTAAAGATCTTGACGAATTAAAGACTTTGTGGAAACAAGAGCAAAACAATACTGCATCATTACTACTTGCTCCGTCTGATTGGCGTGTAGTTAAAGCTTTTGAAGTTACTGACTACACTGTCGAGACTGAGTGGACAACGTACCGTGCTGCAGTCCGTACTGCGTGTAACACACGTCAAACTGAAATTGACAACTGTGCTGATGTTGCAGCACTTAAAGAACTTATTGACAACCCTACTACTACTTGGCCTGAACAACCATGATCACCCTTATCCGTCCAATCCTGTTTGCATTTCTGCAATCCGAACAAGTTAAGCGTCTTATTGTTGACCTGCTGACTAAACTGGCTGAGTCTACTGACAACGAAGTAGATAATGCTGCTGTTGAATTTATTAAAAACGGACTTTTCCCTTCTAAATAATGGACTGGGCAGATCCACCAAGCTTCCCTAGCCTAATTATCCCAGATGCCCCTGTAATGCCACCAACGGTGTTTGAGGTGCCCCGTGGTTCATTACCTAGTTACAAGCCACTTGTAGCGCCTCCTAACACCCTTAGACCGCCACCAGGAATTAAACCTATAGAACTAAAAGACGAACCCCCTTCGTCAAAACCAAAATCAACTAAACCACCCACACCACCCGAAGCACAGATAGTAGAGATTCCATTTACGGATGTTGAGGTTCCTATGCCTTCTACTACTATCATGACAACTGCAGCAACGACGGCATTTATTAGTGTCGCCGCCACCCTTACTGCAACATCATTATTTAAATGGCTGGTCAAAGTATTTAAACCACTATTCAAACAGATATGGACCAAGCTAACAAAAAAGAAGAATCAAAAAGCTTCTTAGCCAAAGTTAAAGAAAACACTGAGGATGAGATACAAATCCTCGGCACTTTTGTACGTTTAGGTGTTGTGGTCTGGAGTGGTTTTATTATCACTCTTAACTATGTAGACCTCCCAATGATCAAAAAAGGTCAAAGCGGAGGCGACATAACATTTGTAGCCTCGGTCTTTACCGGGGCGTTAGCTACGTTTGGCTTGACAACATCTAACAGCAAAGCTGCTTCTAACAAACCCGACCCTAAAAAAAAAGAAGAATGAAACGTCTTATCTTGCTGTTGATGTTAGCCAGCCCAGCCGCCGCTAACACAATTACTCCAAACTTCACCCAGGGTAGTATGCAATCCACCACGACTACCACTGTTGACATTGATCGTACTATTACGACAAACATCTATGGTGGTGACTATGACTCATGGTCTGGAACAAATGTGACGCCAAGTGGCGACATCTTGGATTCTTCAACAACTTATTCCGTACACACAGCGGGCGATCAGTTTCAACTGGAAGTTGTGAGTCGGTCAGCAGGCGTAGTGGAGAACATTGTCATCGACGAGGTCATTACACAAGAATCTACTACTACCTCGCTGTCTATCTTCTCTCAGTAACTCCTGCATTTGCTAACAACGATCCAAAAGTACAAAACACATCATCTCCGGTGGCCGCGGCAACTGGCAATGTGACTAATTCAGCCGTGCAATTCCAAAACAACGGAGCACCGTCACGTCAATACTTTGCACCAAACAACAGTTGCAACGGTACAACCATGCAGGTATCTCCATTTTACATGGGTAGTGACACCATTCCGTATGGAGGCACGTACACACGCAGTGGTAACTGGGGTTTGCAACTAAATTTTGCTGTGCCTTTGGATGGAGGGATGATTGAAACTTGCAAAGCTATTGCACGTAAGCATGAACAAAAAATGCGTCTTGATTACGAACTTGTTCGTGCAATTAAATGTACAGAAATTATGAGAAAAGGGTTTACTTTTAGACCCGGCAGTCGTGTCGAAGTTCTTTGTCACGACATTGTACCTATTGTCTCCCTAACAAAAAATGATTGAAGCGGTTGTACCGGTTGCTGTTGCAATAATCGGTGCCGGTGCTGCCTTGACAAACCGTGTACATGCACGGATTACAGAGATGGACCGACGCTTAGACACCTTTGAACTGCGTGTAGCTACCAGCTACGTGCCAAAGGATGAATTTACAACAGCAATCCAAAAAATTGAGGATCACATGATCCGCATCGAGACTAAAATTGACAAAATTGTGATGAAAAATGGCTAGCAAAAAGAAAGCCACCGAGGATCAATTTAACGAACTGCATAATCTAGTCACCAAAGAGTTTCTCAGCCGGATTAAGTCCGGTGAAGCGTCTACACAAGACCTAAAAGCTGCCTGTGACTGGCTGAAAACCAACGATATTAGCGGTGTTGCACTGGAAAGCAGCCCTTTGGCAAAGTTGGCAGCCATTATGCCAGAAGTTGATCCTGAACTTGTACAATCTAGGCTGCATGGCCGATGAAAACATCTACGTACTACAAACAAAACCCTGCTGCACGCAAACGCCGCCTAAAACAGCAAGGTGACTACAACAAAACTAAAAAGGGACTTATGATCCGTACTGCTGCTAACAAGCTAAACAGAAAGCTTGGCACATACGGTAACGGAGACGGTAAAGATGCCTCACACACTGGACCTGGCAAAGGTAAAACAGAGACAGCATCTACTAATCGCCGTCGTCCAAGAATGAAGCAACGCTACGCATGACCCCTTTACTTCCAACGCCTGACCACTACTTACAAAACCTTATAACCATGACGTCCTCTGAAGCCAAGCGCCTTTGGAGGCGCAGCATCAAAGAACACTTTGGATGCACATGTGTTTA